CCGTCTTGATGCTTTAGTTTGGGCTTTAACCGACCTCTCACTTAACGGATACGCAAAACCACAACTAAAATTAGCGTACTCCAGTGCCAAGGGTTTAATGTAATAAGATGGCAAAGAAACTTTCAGAGACAGAAGCAACCCAGATACTAGGGATTGCTGGAGATAATACACAAAACGGTCAAATCCGTGCTGACGAGTTTCTGCCTGAACTGCGTGGCAAACGTGCTATCCGTAAGTATCGTGAGATGCGTGACAACGACAGTACTATTGGTGCTGTTATGTATGCGACAGAGCAAGTACTACGTGACGTAGACATTAAGGTTATGCCAGCCAATGATACACCTGCAGCTAAACGTGAAGCTGAATTTGTGGAAAGTATCTTTGATGACATGGATCATACCCTAGATGACCATATCTCTGAGGCTTTGTCGTCCCTGACATTTGGCTTTGCTTGGTTTGAGGTTGTATATAAAAGACGTAATGGCCCAAACAACCGTTCTGATAAGTCACGGTCTAAGTTTACTGATGGACGCATTGGTGTCCGTAAGATTGCATCTCGTGCGCCTTGGACTATTTCTAAGTTTGACGTAGACCAGAAGACAGGTGATGTCTTAGGTGTACACCAAGAAGGTGCAGGGTTTAACAATACTAGCTTCATTCCTACTCGTAAGTCTTTATATTATCGCACTACAGCTATTAACAACGATCCTTCTGGTCGTTCTATACTACGTAATGCGTACACTTCTTACGAATACCTTAACAATCTACAGAGCATCGAAGCTATCGCAGTTGAACGTGAACTTGCAGGTATTCCTGTGGCTCGTATTCCTGCTGAGTACCTCAGTACTGATGCTACTTCCGCACAAGCTGGGTTTGTCGGAAACCTGCAGCAAATACTCAGAGATGTTAAGTTTAACGAGCAGGGATATATTATCCTGCCCTCAGACACCTACCCCGATAAAGACGGAAGTCCTACCTCCAATCGGCTCGTAGATGTTGAGCTTATGGCCTCTAATGGTAAACGTAATATTGAGATTGACCCTATAGTAAAGCGGTATCAGCATGACATTGCTCGTTCCGTACTTTCAGAGTTTCTTATGCTTGGTGGTGGCAACACTGGTTCGTATGCATTATCCAAGTCTAAGACAGACCTGTTCCTCCGTGCCTTAGAAAGTTACATCCAAGCTATCGTCGATGTCTTAAATAAACAGCTTGTCGAGAGACTTTGGGAGTTGAACGGTCTGAACTATGATCTAATGCCAACAGTAGTTGCTGGTGATGTTGCTCCACACGACCTACGTGAGATCGCAGCGTTCCTACGCAACCTAAATGGTGCTAATATTGATGTGTCGTCCCACCCAGAGGTTATCCAAGACCTTATGGATATTGCTGAACTACGGTACGACCAAGAAGTAACAACTGAACAGGAAACAGAATAATGGCTAGTCTAGCAGACAGAGTGTTTGACAATGGCCTTTCAGTGCTAGACACAGAGGCCAACCGTATTGACATTACCTCACAAGAGGTGACAACATATGCAGAAGCAACCAGTACCTACACTTTAGGTAATTCTACGTCACTTTCCATCGGCGCACCTGCTGATCGTACAGGCGGGGGTCGTGAAGTTACTGCTGCAGCTATCTCAGATGGTTCTGTCACTGGTACAGGTACTGCTACACATTATGCAATCGTTGATACGTCAAATTCTCGACTACTTGCTACAGGTTCTTTGAATGCTTCTCAATCGGTAACATCTGGTAACACATTTTCTCTAGGATCATTTACTATCGGTATCCCTGATCCTGCATAGGTGACTTATGGTTAAGCTAGTCAACAGGGCAAAGATGTCCACAAGCACTACTGGAACTGGGACAATAACTCTAGGTTCTGCTGAGAATGGATACCAAAGTTTTGCTGATGCTGGTGTAACAGGTGGTGATGTTGTTTCATACGTTATAGAGGATGGAGACAACTGGGAAATTGGCAGAGGTGTATATACATCTGTTGGTACGACACTTAACAGAGGCCCATTAGAGTCTAGTAATAGTGGATCAGCTATATCTCTATCAGGGGATGCTAAAATATTTATCTCAGGTACTGTGAATGAGATTTATCCTTATACTAACACGACTATAAACACAGACCAGACTTTAGATTCTAATGTTGAATACGAAACAGGTAGCGGAACTACTATAAATTCTGGCGTTACCCTAACTATCCCGACTGACTCACAACTTACAATAAACACGTACTCAGAAAAGCGTCCACTCTAAGGTAATACAATGGGATTGAAATTAAACACTACCTCTGGTTCTATTACATTAGTTGCAGAAGACGGATCAGGTAATGCTGATGTAACTATACCTCGTGCAGGTATTGGCAGTGTATCCAGTTTAAGTGACCTAAGTATTACTGCCACAGCGACAGAACTAAATTATGTCGATGGTGTAACGAGTGCGATACAAACGCAGTTAAACAGTAAGATTACAGCAGATGTAACAGGCGAGTTTATTGCTGACAGTTATAACGAAACTTATGCTGCAGTTACATCAACCTCAAACGCCACTACGGTGGATTGTGAAACAGGTAACGCATTTAGTCATACCTTAACTGAGAACACAACTTTCACTTTTTCTAATCCACCTGCATCAGGCACAGCTTATACCTTTAGCTTAGAGGTTATTCAAGATGCTTCAGCTAGTGGTTATACAGTTACATGGCCTACATCTGTCGATTGGCCCAGCGCAACTGCTCCTACGCTTACAGCTACCGCATCTGCTAAAGATGTATTTGTATTTTACACTCGTGATGGTGGTACTAACTGGTATGGGTTTACTTCAGGACAGGCTTTGGGATAAATAGGAGCAGATAAATGGTAGGCTTTTCCCCATTAGCCTCTAGTACGCTGGGAGATGATGGGGGCGTAATTAATTACGAGTTGATCGCAAGTAATATTGCTGCTCAACCTGCCTTAATTTCCTCTGCAGCCCTTACGCAAGACCACAACTTAGGTGTTGTAAGTTTTGTAACAGGTGCGCCTCTACTACAAACAACAAGTCTTACTCAAGATCATTCATTAACGAGTATAGCACTCCTATTTGGGACACCAATATTAGGTAGCCCAAGTGTAACACAAGAACATAGCCTACTGGTAACAAACCTAATTTCAGGTACACCAGAACTAGCTAATGTAAATGTTACACAAGACCACGGTCTTACAGCATCAGGATTTATTCTAGGTTCTCCTACAGTATCCGATGCACCGATGGCAGAAGATGAGACATTCTCTGCACCATCCTTAGAGACTGGTAATGTTGTAGTCGAAGACACAAGTATCTCACAAGATCACAGTGTCACTGCAACAAATATAGTTTCTCTGACACCAGAGTTAATTAAAGCTGGTTTAACTCAAGATCACAACCTACAGCCTACAGAGTTTATCTCAGGTTCTCCACAAGTAGGTCAGTCTGGTCTAACAGAAAACTATAATTTACTTGCAACTGGCTTCGTTACAGATACACCACAAGTTGATTTTGTAACCGCAATAGAGCAAGAGAATTTTACTGCAGACAACATCGTAACTGGCAACCCATTTACACAATCTGCAGAACTGTCACAAGACCACAGCCTAAGCCCTGTGGGTATATTAACGCCTCTGCCCGATTTAGGTGAACCTGTTGATCCTAACGCAATCGTCGTCCAAGAAATTAAGGAAATAGAACAAATGTTTGGTGGCTGGCCCAGAAGAGCATATGAAGTCCCTGACGGACGACTGGTACAAGGCGAAAGAGAAATCGAAGCAACCTTCGGGGATAGAGTTTCGGTTGACCGTAAGGCTAAATCTCTAATCAAGTTTGGTAAGTCGGCTGATCTAGTTGCTGATACACTAGAGACCGTATGGACTGTCGGTGGTCACGAGACATACGTTACCGATAACACTATTGAGTATGTCTCTAGTTCCTCTGCAGCCGACACACAAACTATCAAAATAGAGTGTCATACAGTCTCAGGTACAGGTGCTGATACTAAGTTTACCTTCCTCGTACAAGAGGTAACACTAGATGGTCAGAACCCAGTAGCCCTAGATACTCCTGTAGCTCGTGTATCTCATGCATATAACACAAGTGGAACAGAACTTGTTGGTCGTGTAACAGTATACGAAAATACAACAGTGGTTGGTGGTGTACCATCAGACGAAACTAAGATACACATTGACATTCCTCAAGGTCTTCAAGGATCACTCAAAGGTGCTACAACATTCTCAGATAGTGATTACTATATTCTCACTGGGGGCTTTGGCTCTGTAAGTAAGAAGCAAGAGGCTGCAGTAGACTTTTATTTAGAAGTTCGTACAGCAGGTGGTGTATTTATCCAACAAGCTGCAATTAGTGCAACTACTGGTGGCCCTTGGGACATCGACTTAGACCCTGCAGTTATCATCCCGAAAAATGCAGATGTTCGTATCACAGCAGAATCAGGTACAAATAATGCACATGTATTCGGAGTATTCAAAGGTTATCTCGCAAAGGTTCTTAACTAATGCCTAAAACAGCCCTCAAAAATAAGATGGAAGCCCACAATAAGAAGTCTAAGCATAAGGTAACTATGCGTATGCTAGAGGCTGTCTATGATCGTGGTGTTGGTGCATACCGTACAAACCCTGCTAGTGTTCGTCCTAACGTCAAGTCACCTGAACAGTGGGCTATGGCTCGTGTCAACAGTTTCCTGCGTATCGTAAGTGGCTCCAAGTCTGCTAACCACGATAAAGACCTACTACCTTCGTCGCATCCATCGTCGTCTAAGAAGAAGATGCTAAAGGCACAATATGCTAACGATGTCTTCACAACAGAGATGGAAGCACGTAGCCGTTCTATGGACATGGGTTGTGGTGGAGCTATCCACGTACATGAGGTCGAAGGACAGGCCGTTTATATGCCATGTGGAAGCCACCAAGAGTATCTAGACTACTACCGTACCGAAGATGAGCAAGAAGACGCCTCAGTGGATCGCTTAGAGGCTCTCAGGGTCATTGTACAGGAAGTAATGAAAGAAGAATTTGCCAAGGCTGAATACCAAGGCGAAAAAGTAACTTTAAACAAGCCACGCAGATTGTCAGGTGGCAACAAAAAGTTTGAAGTGTTCGTTATGGATGGTGACAAAGTAAAACGAGTTACCTTTGGTGATCCTAACATGGAAATCCGTAGGGATAACCCAAAGGCTCGTGCAAACTTTAGATCACGCCATTCGTGTGATACTGCAACAGACAAAACCTCTGCTCGTTATTGGTCTTGTCGTATGTGGGAAGGAGGCACTAGCGTGTCTGAACTAACAAAATCAGTCGAGGGTCAAATCCTCAAAGCTGACGAAGAACAACGCATGGTCTATGGCTGGGCATCAGTAGTAACCGAAAAGGGTGAACCTGTAGTTGACCGCCAAGGCGATGTGATAGAACCTGAAACACTTGTTAAAGCTGTAAATAGCTTTATGGAACATGTGCGTGTAGGTAAAGAAATGCACAAAGGGGATCAGATTGGAGCAGTAATCCATTCTATGCCAGTCACTAAAGAGATTGGTGAGTCCCTTGGCATACAGAGTGACCGTGAAGGTTGGATCGTAGCGTTTAAAGTATATAACGATGACGTTTGGGCCAAGGTCAAATCTGGTGAATTAGCGGCCTTCTCTATTGGGGGTCGTGCAATCAAGGAGGACTACAGTGCCTAATTTATTGAAACAGCTTGAACTGGATGAATTGTCCCTTGTGGATCGTCCTGCCAATGCACAGGCAATGGTCTCCTTGTTCAAGCGTGATGATTCCAATGGAGATAACATGGAACAAGAAGTAGACAAAATGTCAGATGACTTAAAAGCAAAACTGAAGCCATACATGGATAAAGGTATGTCTGAAGAAGATGCAATGAAAGCATATGAAATGGACATGAAGAAATCTGAAGCAGTAGAGATTGATGAGCTTGATATTGTTAAAGCTGAAAACGATGCTCTTAAAATTCAGAACGAAGACCTTCGTAAAGCTCTTATCGACAACGGCTTTGTAATCAAAGCTGACACAATCGAAAAGAAAGTTGAACCAGAATACATTGAGTACGAAGGTGAACAAATCAACAAAGCTGATGTACCTGCTGTAATTCTAAAAGCCTTAGAAGAAGCAGAGTTTGCAAAAGCTGATGCTGAACTAACAAAACGTGCAACAGAAGCACTACCACACTTTGCAACAGACGTTGCTAAATCTCTAGTCGCAGAGTTTGGTGAAGTAGAATCTGTCATGGAATCACTGAAAGCTGCAGACGCAACTTTTGCTGAGACTATGGAAGAAGTTGGTAAATCAGACGCAGATGGCGAGTTTGCTACTGCTACTGATAAACTAGAGACCCTTGTTAAGTCTTACATGGACGACAACAAAATGAAGAAGAGTGACTACGCAAAAGCATACGCTGCCGTAGCTAAAACCGACGAAGGTAAAGCTCTTATTAACAAAAGCTATAAAGGGGAATAATTATGGCTGTAATGCAATCCCGTGACACACGGACATTCATTGCTGGCGAAGACCTATCGTCGGCGCAATTCAAATTCGTAACACTAGAATCAGATGGTCAAGTAGACCTAGCTGACGCTGCAGGTGAGAACTGCATCGGTGTTTTGATTAACGACCCAGCGGCTGCAGAAGCAGCAACTGTTGTTATGTCTGGTAAAGTAATGGTAACTGCTGGCGGTACAATCGCTGCAGGTGCTGCTGTTGCTACAGACGCATCAGGTGACGCTGTAACAGCTTCGACAGGTAACATCGTAATGGGTTACGCAACTGAGGCAGGTGTTGATGGTCAAATCATCGCTATCGAACTCATCCAAGGCGGCAACGCTGCGGCGTAATCAGCAATAGGAAGGATATAGAAAATGCCATTGCTAACACCAAATTCGGTACATATTGATCAGCCGTTGACAAACCTGACCATTGCTTATGTACAAGACCAAACAAACTTTATCGCTGATAAGGTTTTCCCAACAGTAGGCGTAGACAAACAGTCTGACAAATACTACATCTATGACCGTGACAACATGAACCGTTCAGGTGATGTTAAGGCTCTTGCACCACGCACAGAAGTCAACCGCATCGGTATGTCACTATCAAACGCATCATTCTATGCTGATGTCTATGGACTAGGTATGGACTTCGATCAGCAAACTCTTGCTAACGAAGATGCAGCACTAGACATTCGTGCAGCAGGTGCGCAGACACTAACTAACCGCCTATTGATCCACCGTGAAGAGCAGTTTGCAACAAACTTCTTCGCAGCTTCAATCTGGGGTTCAGAGTCAACACCATCAAACTTGTGGTCAGACTACACAAATGGTACACCAATCGCAGACGTAACAACTGCTCGTCGTACTATGCAGCTTAAGTCTGGTGGCTTCAAGCCAAACACAATGGTTGTCGGTAAAGAGGTGCGTGACATCTTGATCAACCACCCAGACATTCTAGCACGTTTGAACGGTGGTGCAACTGTATCAAACACTGCATTGATCACCAACGCTAAGTTGGCTGAAATCTTTGAAGTAGAAAACTTCTACGTCATGGAAGCAGTGAAAAACACATCTGTAGAAGGTGTTGCAGAAAGCAATGCGTTCATCGGTGGTAAACATGCTCTATTGGTACACTCACCAGCAGGTGCAGGTCTAATGACACCAGCAGCAGGTGTAACATTTGCATGGAACAACCTATCAGGTGTCAACAACTTGGGCGTAACTGTAGAGTCATTCTCTGACGATGCACTTAAGCGTCAACAAGTTGCAGAACACATCCAAGTTAAAATGTCATACGACATGAAAGTCACTGGCGCAGACTTGGGTTACTTCTTTGACACAGTTGTTGCGTAAGATAAAACTCTGGTGGGGGCGTAAGTCCCCATCAAACCCGACTATAAATAACGAGGAAGATGATATGGCCCGAAGACCAATGCCCTTCCAGTTTGACCGTCCTGTATTTGTACGTATTCCCTTTGATGGGCATAAGAGACACTTTGAAGCAGGTGACGAGTTCAAGTGGAAAGAGTTAGGTGTAGACGAAATTCGTGTAGAGATACTCTATAACAAAGGTTGGTTGCACCACAACTCTGAGATGGAAGTAAAGACAAAAGTCGGTGATGGACTAGAAGAACTGGATGTTGCAGGACTACATGATGTTGTAGACGCAATCAATGCCAAAGTTAAAGCTAAGTCCCAATCACAAGCAGACTTTGATAAGAAAAAATGTAAGAAGTCCAAGATTGCTGATAAACAACGTGGGCTTATTCGTAGTTGGCGTAGAACTTACGGACACTTGGAGAACTAATCATGGCTTGGAGCTACGACGAAACTGATCTTGGAACTACGACTGCATCTGGTCGTTTAAATTCTGTACGTCTGCTTCTTGGAGACACAGATACAAATGATCAACAAGTGCAGAACGAAGAGATTACTTTCGGTCTAGCCCAAACTAATAATAACGTATACTTTGCCGCTGCATGGTGTGCAAGAGTTGTCGCTGCTAAATATTCACGACAAGTAAATACAAGCCTAGATGGTGCATTAAGTGCAGACTACACAGACTTAGCCAAGCAGTATGCAAACCTAGCAGAGACCCTAGAGTATCAAGGCAAGAAAGCTGGTGCTGTAGTAGGTATCAAAGCAGGTGGCATCAGTAAGACTGCTATTGATGCAGTACGTGCTAATACGGATCGTGTTACACCTTCATTCCGTCGAGACCGTTTCCGTAACCCACCTAGCTACAGTGGTGATGAGTACGGCTCAGATTACGATTAAGGAGAATTACAATGGCTACTTTCAGAGCTTACGATCTCCTTAAGTTGGTTCAGGATCATGGACAAGAGCTAACACTACGAAAAAAGACAACTGCAGGAACTTATGATCCTGCTACAGGTTCAGTCTCAGGTTCAGCAACGACAGATTATGTGGTGGAAGGTTACTTCTTTAATTTTTCCACTGGACTACCTATCGGTGATGAAATCAGACGAGGTTCACGCCGTTGCGTAATTCCTGCGCTGGGCTTGGCAGTAGAACCAGATGATGAAGACCAAATCATAGGCCAAGGTGATACAGTTTCTGTCGTTAGGGTAAACACAATCTTCTCTAATGGTGTTAAGATTTGTTATATCTGTGAGGTCTCAGAATAATGTCCGTTCAAGCCACAATGAGTAGGCTTAAAGGTCGTCTGAATGACTTAGCTGAAGAAAAAATAGAAGAACGCTTAGAAGACCTAGCAGATTATGCCACTCGTATATCTCCTGTAGACACTGGTGCATATGTAACGTCCTTCTCTATCAAACGTGCAGGTGCAGGTGGTGGTCGTTCTCGTAGTTCTGAGAATAAACCAAGAAACCAAAACCCTGAGACAAAGAAACAAGAGGCTTATGGTCAACTGTTGACTGACATTGAGGCTCTAAACATCTCAGACATGATAGAGAATGGGAACGTAAGAATAACTTTAAGAAACCGTTCACCACATGCAAGAGATGTAGAGGATGGTGCTAACTGGCGTTCAAGTGGTTATCACGTATTCGCAAGAATTAGGAGAAAGTTTGGATGAGCATTTACAATAATATTCGTGCTGCTCTAGAAAGCCATCTTTCCACTACAGCCGACCTACCCGACATTGCCTATGAGAATGTCTCTTTTGATCCTACAACAGGGTCTAGCTTTCTTAAGGTAGCCTTTGTGCCAGTCTCCAGAAGACCTGCTGTACGAGGCTCAAATCCACAGCAACGGTACGATGGTGTTTTCCGTGTATTCTGTTATACACCAGAAGGTAACGGCCCTGCTGCTGCTGATGACCTAGCTAACAAGGTAATGGATGCCTTTGATGCTACAACAGACATCTCTTTTACACCAGCAGGTGGAGATGAAATCATAGTTTCTGTAGACTATGCAGAACGAGATAGTGGGTTTGTAGATACACCGTGGTATTACGCAACAGTGAATATCGGTTGGTATATCTTCGCCCAATAAAGGAATTGCTTATGTATACAGCAAAACAAAACTTTGCCTGTCAAGGTAAATCATACAAAGAGGGAGATAAAATCCCTGCTAAAATTGCCAAAGGACTACCTGAACACTTGGTAGAATCTCCAAAGGCTAAATCAACAACTATTCAAGAAATCTCTGAAGGAGAATAACTATGGCTTTTGCACAGGGTAGCCGTTCCAGTCTCGCTTATATTGCTGAGACAGCATTTGGAACAACACCAGCCTCACCAACATTCGCTTACTTGCCATTCAATACACACTCTATTGACCTATCAAAAGACCGTGTTGAAGGTAACGAAATTCAATCAGACCGTATGACTCGTGTTGACCGTCACGGTAACAAACAAGCTGGCGGTTCAGTAGAAGTAGACCTTCGTAAGGCAGACTTTGACGAGTTTATCGAAAGTGCTTTCTTTAGCTCTTTCTCAACAGACGTTGTTAAGATTGGTACAACACCAAAGTACTTCACAATCGAAGACGCTGCTGAAGACATCTCACAGTACCGTGCCTTTACTGGTATGGCTGTATCTGGTATGTCAGTTTCTATCGCCCCTAACCAAATGGTTTCAACAACCTTTGATATGGTCGGTAAAGACATGACACAAGCTGCAACAACAGCTTCTACAGGTGGTACACCAACTGCTGCTTCATCTAACCAGCCATTCGACAGCTACTCAGGTACTATTTCTGATGGTGGGTCGGCTGTTTCTATCGTGACTTCGATTGACTTCTCAATCCAGAACTCTTTGGCACCTACATTCGTTGTTGGTTCTGATGCTGCTCAGTCACTAGAGTATGGTCGTGCGGTTGTTGAAGGTACAATGACTGTCTACTACGAAGACGCAACATTGATCAACAAATTCTTGAACGAGACTGAAAGCACAATCGAAGTATCTGTGGACGATCCTACAGGTGCTAACAGCTACACATTCTTGTTCCCACGAGTTAAGTACAACGGTGCATCTGTTCCAGTACAGAACCCACAGTCACGCTTGATCACAATGCCTTTCGTTGGTCTATATGACGCAACAGAAGGTACAAACATCAAACTGACACGTACATCGTAATCCTCTAGCTAGAGGCGGGGGAGCATCGGTGTCGGGTCTGGTGTTCCCCCTTCAATAACCACCCCGACAAACCCGAATCATCAAAAAGGAGACCCGATTATGGACTTGATGAACATTGGTACTACCAAAGAAACCACAGACGTTACTTTGTATAACCCAGTAAACTCTGAACTATTGACTAACGAAGATGGCTCAGAGATGACAATTACAATTTGTGGCCCATACTCAAAGAAATATAAGGCCATTTCTCACGCACAACAGAACCGTCGATTGATGAAAGCTCAACGTACTGGTGGTAAGCTAAATCTTACTGCTGAAGAGATTGAAGCATCAGCATTAGACCTCTTGGTTAAGTGTGTAGAGTCTTGGAACATCACAGTAGGTGGTGAACAGCCTGAATGCAAAGAAGCTAAAGTGCGTGAACTATTTGAACAGTTACCTTGGGTACGTGAACAAGTAGATGCTGCTTTAGGTGATGCACAGGCTTTTTTGGACAAGTAAGGGCAGAACTAGAAGAGTTTGCTGAACACTCTTTTAGGATGGGTCGGAAAGTTAAGGGTAAGTCAACCGAAGCTGACCACCTAGCCCAAGCAGCAAAACAAATGGGGAAGAGTTTAGACGAGGTAGAACAGTTTAACTCTGATGCACTCTTCCCTGATGTTGCTGCACATATCTGGTCGTCATTCCTAGAACTACATGAAGGTAGAACTTATGGGATGTCAGGGCCAAATCCTATATCCTACGACATAATTAAGGCTTGGTGTGACCTTACGAGTATCACACTTTCACCGTGGGAAATAGAAACTATAAAGTCCCTTGATAACTTGTGGATCAAAACTATAGGCGAAGAGAATGGCTGACTTAATCGAATTAGATGTAGTAGTTAGAAATAGGGGTTTGAAAGAATCCTTATCTACTGTATCTCGCCTAGAGCGTGAGATAATCAAAGCTACTAAAGCCCTTGATAATAATGCTATCTCCCAAAGTCGATATGAAAAAGTCTTACTGTCTGCTAAACGACAGTATGAAGCACTTGGCGTATCTAGTCAAAAGGCCACTGCAGCCGTAAGAAAGTTTGCAGATTCACAAAGACAACTAACAGGTTCTCTTGGTAATTCTACTAAAGCCTTAAAGCAACATACAGAAGCTCAAATGGCGGCGACAAAAGCCTCTAATCGTATGGGTGTCGTTACTCAACAGGCTGGCTATCAAGTTTCTGACTTTATTGTTCAGGTACAATCAGGGACTAACCCTTTTGTTGCGTTTTCTCAACAGGCATCACAGTTAGCAGGGGTCTTGCCTCTTGTTGCTAGTAATATTGGATTAACAACAACTGCAGCTATCGCCCTGTCTGCTGCACTTGGTATAGCAATACCTTTGATTGGTGCAATAGGTGCTGCTTATTTAGTTAGCAGACAAAGAGCTAAAGAGGCTGCTGAAGGTACAGACACTTTTGCTGAGTCATTAAAAGATGCGCAACAAGCTAGTCAAGATTTAAGGGATGAATTAAAACTTCTAGCCAGTGGCTATAAAGATGTTTCTGAAGCTGCATTTGCTGAAGCGGTAGCTCAAGCAGAAGCTGCTGTTGATGCTGCTCAAAAGCGTCTAGATAATGCAAGAGGTATAGCTCAGAAAGGTGCTAGAGGTAACTTAAAGGCTGCTGAAGAAGAGCTTAGGATTGCCGAAGAACAGTTAGCAACTTACAGACAGAGACGGTCTTTTCTAGAACAAGAGTCTGCCTTTTATGATGACATTTTAGGGTCTGCTGAAGGTCTTGCTGCTCAAGAGGAAGCTCTTAATGATATATTTGAAGCTAGACTTGGTACTATAGATGATACTGCTAATAACTATGAGGACATCTTAGGGTCTGTTGAAGGTCTTGCTGCTCAAGAAGAAGCATTAAATCAGCTCTATGAAGCTCGTCTAGGAACTATAGATGACACATATAATAATTACGAAGACATCTTAGGGTCTGCTGAAGGTCTTGCTGCTCAAGAACAAGCGTTAAACGATTTATTTGAAGCTAGACTAGGGACTATAGACGACACTGCTAATAACTACAAAGACATTTTAGGTTCAGAGGAAGGTCTACAGGAAGCAGTAGACGTTCTCAACCAGATGTACCAAGACCGTTTAGATAAACTTCAAGCTACAGCAGACGCTTACGACGACATACTAGGCTCAGAGGCTGGACTATTAGCTGCTGAAAAGGCACGATTGGCTCTTACAATGGTAGGAGATTCTGGTTACGCAGGTGGTCGTGGTGGTGACCCAAGAAAGTTTGCAGAAGCATATTTTGATGCTTTAGAGCAAATTAAAGAACAAGAGGAAGCAAGAGCAGAAGCTGCAGAAAAAGCTAGTGATAAAGCTAAAAAGGCTTATGAGAAAGCACAAAAGGCAGCAGAAAAACTTCGTAAAGAATTAGAAGGCCCAATGGTCAATGCTATCGGTAGTGTATCAGATGCCTTTGGTGACTTCATAGCTCGTGGTCTACAGGACTTCAAAGGTTTCGTAAGTCAAATTCTTGGTTCTTTCCAGAACATGATTGCACAGATGATTGCAACGGCTGCTCGTAATCGTATTATGATTAGTATGGGTATGGGTGGCGCAGGTACTGTCGCAGGAACCACATCTGCTTTCGCTGGCCCATTGGGCAGTATCATGGGTACAACTGGAGCAGGTGGTACGGCTGGAACTGGTTTTCTAGGAACTTTAGCTGGTGGTGCATCTGCCCTTGGTAGTGGTTTCATGGCAGGTGTCCAAGGGTTCATGGGTGGCGGTTTTGGTGGTTATATGAACACCCTTTCTGCTACAGCTCTTAACGCTGGCCCTATGGCTACCATCGGTGCTGCTTTACCTGCTGTACTTGCTGTCGCTGCAGTTATCGGACTACTAACCAAGAAAACTAAGCTACTCGACAGTGGACTAAGAGCTACTGTTGAGGGCTTTGACGTAGCTATTCAAACCTTCCAAGTTACACAAACCAGTCGCTTGTTTGGTCTACTAAAGGGTAGAAAGAAACTTGGCTTTGCTGATGCACCTGCAGAGTTAGCTGACCCACTGATAGAAGCTATCGGTGACATGCAACAGAGTATTGTTGATGCTGCTGGTACTCTAGGTATTGGTGCCTCTGCATTTGATGACTTTAGCTATCAGTTTAAGTTATCACTTATGGGTCTAACTGAAGAGCAGAAGCTAGAAAAGATCAACGAAGAAATCACTAAGATGGGTGATAGCTTTGCTTCTTTGACTGGTCACTTTGAGACTATGAATGAGCTTCTAGCTGCTGCTCAACAACGGTATGAGCTAGAGACAAGACTTCTAGGTTTACTCAACGACCAATCTGCTCTACTAACTCGTCAAAGGGAATTAGAACGTGCATCTGTAGATGAATTAAACAGAAGCACACTTAACCAAATCTATGCTTTAGAAGATGCTTACGGTGCTGTGAACTCCGCATTTGCTACGGTACAAAGGTCTATAGAAGCTCGTAAGACTAAGATTACTAATTCCTTTAACGAGATTATAGAAACCCTTCAAGCTCGTGTTCAAGCTGCTAGTGATGCTGTAGGTGTAAGTCGTGGTATCTTAAGTTCCCTTGAGGGTGCTTCTGGTGACTCTGGTATGACTAGAGTTTCTGGTATGGCTTACCTACGTAGTTTACGTGGTGCTTCTCGTATCACTGACCAGAAGAAACTAGATGATGCTCTACAGGCTATTGCTGATCCATCTCAGGACTTGTACACTAACTTTGTCGATTATCAACGTGACTTCCAAGACCAATCTAATTTAATACGTGATCTAGAAGAACAAGCTGGGCTACAGTTAAGTACAGATGAGCAAACACTACAGCAACTCAAAGATCAAGAGGAAGCTGCTAGAGGTCGTTATGAAGCTCAGATTGATAAGCTAGATGATCAACTAGAAGCTGCTCAAGCTCAACTAAATGCATTGTTTGGGATTGATACCTCAGTTAAGTCTGTAGCTGCAGCTATTAGCTCACTTGGTTCTGCAATAGGTGCGGCAAGAGTAGCACAAACAAGTGCCAAAGCCTCTATTACTCCTGACCCTACTATAAATTCTACTGCAAGTAAAGCTGCAGCAGCAGGGCTAACTAACCTTGGGGTGTATAGTTCTAAGACAGCTAAAAACCCACCAAGTGCTGCTTTCGTTGAGAGAAATGTTGGTAAGGCTTATTATCAGATTAGGGGAGCTGAACAACTACTTTCTGCAGCAAGTTCTCTAGGTATTCAGACATCAGGTAAAACTGGTACAGAAATACAAAAGGCAGTCGCTACTGCCACAAATGCTGTTATCAACATGGATAACAAAACTCGTGGGCAACAGTTTGCTATGGGTGGTATGTTCGGTGGTGGTGTTCGTATGGTTGGTGAACGTGGCCCAGAACTTGAAGCTACAGGCCCATCACGTATCTTTAGCACTAAACAGACTGCTGAACTATTCCGTAATCCAGAGCTTGTCGCAGAGGTCAAGAACTTACGTGAAGAGGTTGCAGGTCTACGTTCTGAACAAAGACAACTACAAGCAAGTAATTCTAAGTATGTCAAGCGGAACTACGATATTAACCGCAAGTGGGATACTGAAGGTCTTCCAGCTACAAGGACTTAATAGATGCAGATTATTAAACCTGTAACAGTTACCAACAGTATTCTCACTAGCTCTAATGTTACCGAAGATGACTACGCTGAATGGGCTTCTGGTACGACATATGCTGATGGTGATAACGTCATTGTTATTGGTACGACACATAAGGTCTATGAAAGCCTAGTGAATAGTAACTTGGGTAATGACCCAACAACTGATGATGGTACTAACTGGTTGGAAATCAGTGCTACCAATCGTTGGAAAGCATTTGACCAGAAGATTAGTCAACCTGTAACTAACCTGAACAGTATACAGTATGTCTTAAGTGATCCAGACTCAAACATTACATCTGTCGCCTTGTTTGGCCTAAAGGGTATTACAGCTAACGTAACTGTGGCTGATGGTGCTACAGAAGTATACAACCAAGATATATCCCTGACTGACAACAGAAACATTGTTGACTGGTTCACGTATTTCTTTGAGGAACAAGTACAGAAAGATGAAGCTCAGTGGCTAGACTTACCACCTTATTTAGGTTCGTCAATAACCATCACTGTCACTGCTAACACAGGTGAAACTGCAGAACTTGGTCAACTTGTCTTAGGGTTCTTAAGTGATCTTGGTGCTACAACTTACGGTACATCAATCAGTATCGAAGACTTCTCACGTAAAGAGACTGACGACTTCGGTAATTTTATTGTTGTCGAAAGAGCATTTGCTCAGTTGGCTGACTTTGATGTACAGTTTGAAACTCAAAACGCAAGAAAAATTCAACGGACGTTGGCTGGATTTAGGGCCACCCCAATCGTCTATATCGGCTCAGAAGATACATCCTATGGTACGACCATCTATGGTTTCTATCGTAGGTTTGATTTAACGCTAGAAGGCCCATCGTTATCATTCGGAGCTATCGAAGTAGAAGGATTGACATAATATGGCATACCCACCCATTACCACACTACCTGCCGCACCTAGTAGACAAGACCCCACGAACTTTGCTGATGAAGCTGATGCATTTTTGGGTGCATTACCTGACTTCGGTGATGAAGCCAATGCTCTTGGTAGTTATCTAGATGGTGTAGCTTCAGATGTAGACACAGATGCTACCTCTGCTGCCGCTAGTGCTGCTGCTGCTGCTGCCAGTGCTACAACTGCAGTAAATGCAGCTAATGCACAAGTATGGGTATCAGGTGCTTCTTATGATGCTGGCGATGTTGTCTACAGCCCTGTTACTTATCAAACTTATCGTGCTATTACTACACACTCTGGAGAGACTACAGACCCATCTAGTGATGCTACTAATTGGGTACAGTTAGGTGGTATTGATGGACTTACAGCTACTGCTGCAGAACTTAACTATAATGATATTACAACACTTGGTCTAACAGAAGCATCTAAGACAGTAACTGCTGATGCTAATGGTGTCGTCACTTTTGATAATGGTATATCAGAAGAGTTTACAGCAGTTACTTCTACATCTAATGCTACCACTGTAGATTTACAAGATGGTACAAACTTCAGTCACACTTTAACTGAGAACACTACGTTCACATTCAGCAACCCTGCAGCCTCTGGCAAAGTATCTAGCTTTACAATAAAGATAGTTCAAGATGCTAGTGCATCAGGTTTTACTGTAACTTGGCCTACTTCAGTTGATTGGCCTTCAGCTACAGCCCCGACTTTAACCGCAACTGCATCTGCAGTAGACTATTTTGTGTTTATCACTCATGATGGTGGTACTACATATTATGGATTTACTGCTGGTCAAGCACTAGCATAAGGAATACAATATGTCTAACTCGAAGAAACTCTTACAAGCCGCTGCGGGTGCTGCTGGTGGTGAAGCCCTGAACGTAGAAGATGTGTTCAGCACTTATTTGTATGAGGGAACAGGCTCTGCGCAAACGATCACCAATGGCATTGACCTTGATGGCGAAGGTGGGATGGTTTGGTTAAAGCGCAGATCAGCTTCAGAATCACATTATTTATATGACACTGAAAGAGGCACTAGAAAGGCAATTGCATCAGATAATACAGCAGCACAAAGCACTCTTTCTCTAGGTCTTGATATTTTTAATTCAGATGGTTTTAGATTAAATGTTAGCCATACTGATAGCGGTGTAGATTTTACTACTTGGACATTCCGCAAAGCCCCTAAGTTCTTTGATGTGGTGACTTATACTGGGGATGGGACAAGCAACAGAGCTATTAGCCATAATCTAAACAGTAGTGTTGGCACTATTATTGTAAAATCCACAAGCAATGTTACAAACTGGATGGTTTGGCATAAGGATTTAACAACAAATTACCTTTTAACTTTAAACAGCACAGCAGCACAAGGAGACTATTCAACAGTCACAATACACGATGTAACATCAACATCATTTCAAGTTGATAACTACAGTATGCTAAATGCCTCTGGTGTAACCTACGTAGCCTACCTATTCGCCCACAACGATGGTGACGGTGAGTTCGGCCCTGATGGTGATGCTGATATTATCAAGTGTGGGAGTTATACTGGTAATGGTTCATCTACTGGCCCTAGTATTGATCTTGGGTTTGAGCCTCAGTGGTTGCTTATCAAGAACGCCTCTGGCACTGGCGTTTGGTGGATGCTTGATGTGATGAGAGGGTTGGTTGTTGGCGGTGACGATGCAATTTTGACTGCTCAAGGTAGTGGGGCAGAGTATGCACAAAACGTAGTATCGCCAACCCCTACGGGTTTTAATATAACGTCAAGCGCAGGTCAAATTAACACATCTGGGGACACCTACGTCTACATAGCCATTCGCCGTGGCCCTATGGCTGTGCCTGAGAGTGCGACTGATGTGTTTGCTATTGATACTGCTAACAGCACTGGAAATGCTCCACCTTGGATGTATTCAGGATGGCCTGTTGACCTTGGGATGCATACAAACAAAACTGGGTACGCTACAAACGCTAGGGTTGTGCCACGTCTTACGTCCCCAAACTATTTATATACATCATCTACCTCCGCAGAAATTAGTGCTGACACTACTAATAAGTTTGATTATATGGATGGCTACAATTCTGGAACCTTTACAAGCACAGATTTTATCTCTTGGATGTGGCGTCGTGCTCCCAGCTTCTTTGATGTCGTTGCTTACACGGGGAACGGAACAGCAGGGCGTACTGTAAGCCATAACCTTGGTGTTGCACCTGAGATGATATGGGTGAAGAATAGGGCAGATTCCGATAATTGGGAAGTATATCATTCTGCTCTTACAGCAACATCTAGTTTGCGATTAAATACAACCAATGATGAAATTGTTGCATCAACACGATGGAACAACACAGAACCTACTGACACAGTGTTCACTGTTGGAACTTGGAATACTACAAATGGCTCTGGGGATGGCATGATAGCCTACCTATTCGCAAGCCTAGATGGTGTTTCTAAAGTAGGGAGTTATACTGGGAATGGTTCTACGCAAACGATTGACTGTGGGTTTAGCAGTGGTGCTAGGTTTGTGTTGATTAAAAGGACTGATAGCGCAGGCAATTGGTATGTCTGGGATACGGAACGTGGTATCGTTTCTGGCAATGACTCGCACTTGTTGCTAAACACAACGGCTGCTGAAGTTACAACGTATGACAGCATTGACCCTGTAGCATCAGGCTTTGCAGTCAATCAGGTCGGAGTACTGAACAATAACGAATCGGGCGCAAGCTACATCTTCTACGCAATCGCATAATCAACTGACACAGGAGACTTTCAATCATGTCAGAATATCGCAACCGAACAACAGGTGAAGTTAAAACACAAGGGGCTTGGCGAGCAGCAAACCCCAACATGTCCCTGCCACGGGTCTGGAAACAGGCAACCCTAGACGCACTAAACCTTGATCCAGTGCTAAAGTCACCCGCTGCAACCGTCGGGCAATACCAAACATCAGTGCGTGATGGTGTTGTCCAAGATGCTAACGGCAACTGGGTAGAGAACTACGTTGCCCGTGACATGTTTGCAGACACCACAGAGGATGGCGTTACAACAACCAAGGCAGAGCATGAGGCGGCGTATCAGGCTGGCTTGGATGCTAAGACTGCCGAAGGTCATCGCACCACACGCAATAAGCTATTGGCTGACAGCGATTGGACGCAGATGAATGACAGCCCTCTCAGCAATGAGGTCAAGACGGCTTGGGCAACCTATCGTCAAGAGTTGCGTGATATGTCAGATTTAGCATCATGGCCTAATATTGCCGATGATGATTGGCCTGTAGCACCATAAGGAGAACAACAATGGGATATGTCTTAGGTAACCGAAGTAAGGAAAAACTACAAGGTGTTGACCCACGGCTAGTTGCTGTTGTTGAAAGAGCTATTGAAATCTCTGAGCAGGACTTCTCTGTAATCTGTGGTTTACGTACTGTTGAAGAACAGGAAGCTCTAGTAGCAAAAGGTGCATCACAGACGATGAAGTCTAAGCATCTAGAAGGTAAAGCTGTAGACCTAGCTGCCTACTGTGATGGCATACGTTGGGAACTAAACTTGTACGACGAGATTGCAGATGCAATGCTCAAAGCTGCTAAAGAACTAGGAGTGACACTACGCTGGGGTGCTGCATGGCACAAAGCATTAAACGACTGGGATGGAACTGCAGAAGACCTGATGAATGAATACATTGACATTCGTCGTTCTGCTGGTCGTAGACCCTTCATAGATGCCCCTCATTTCGAGGTTCTATAGTCATGTACGAGATGGTAGACTTAATTATGCAATGGCTTGTAGCCCCTGTTATAG